AAAGAATATATTGCATCTCGTGGAGGGATGAATTCAGAAGGTTATTTTAATGATACACCTCTATCTGGACAGTTGAATTCTGAAGAACGTAAATCAGTAACACTCCCTGATGGAACAACAAATACGGCAGCAATGGCACAGATTCTTCAAGATAAAAAGCGCCAAGAACTCTTAGCATCTGGTCTATCAACAACTGAAATTGAAGCACGTCTTGCTAGAGAATGGTCAACACTTTATACACCATCAAAGTCAGCAGGATACAACTCTGCTGGGCAACCTGAAGAAGGCGGACAATATAGTGCATCTGGTGAATACGTAGGTGCCACAGGTGGCGCCAATCCTCCAGCAACAGGTGGAATTCCTGGCGCTGTAACAAACGCATCTGGAAAGACGCTTGCTCAAGATGCTTTTATTAATACATTTAAACTTATTGTTGGTGAAACAGAAGGCTCAAAGGCTTATGTTGGTGAACTATATAAGTACATCTCTGGTTTCTGGAAGTCAGGCTCAACTATTGATGAGGCTATCAACCTAGCCCTTCGTGCTGCTAGAAACGATAAGGCTATTCCTGAGTTTACTAATCGCTTTGCAGCAATCTTTAAATTAGAAGACCTAAAGGCTGCTGGAAAGATTGTTGAAGTTCCAACAGTTGCAGAGTATGTAAAGTCAGAAGAGACTCTTGGCGATATTCTTAATCGTTCTAATCTTGGTGATTTAGCAAACTCAACATTTATTGCTGACATCCTTGCTACTGGCAAGTCAGTATCTGAAAGCACAGATATTATTACAAATGTCTTTGATGCAATTGATAATGCTCCAGCACAATGGAAGGCTCAAGTAGCCAAGGCAATACCATTTGCAGATAGAGCAACACTTGCAAAGGCTATCCTTACTGGACCAGAAGGTGTTAAGCAACTAGAAAGAACTGTTGCTACTGCTGGTGTACAGGCTGCAGCAGGTATGCAGGGACTTACATTAGGTGCACAGGCAGCAGGAGAACTTGTATCAAAGGGGCAAACCTTTGGAAGTTCTATGGGAACATTTGGTAAAGTAGCACGCATTCTTCCTGAAGCACAGAAGTTAACTGCAATTGAATCTGGCTATATGCCAGCACAAGGTTATACACAAGAGCAAGCAATCGCTGCGACATTTGACCAGAGTGCAGCAGAACTTAAGAAACTAGAAGACCTTGCTCGCAGAGAAGAAGGACGTTTCTTAGCACGCTCTGGAACTATCGGAAGTAAATCATTTGCTTCTCAAGTTCGTGGAATGCAATAAACAAATAAAGAATCCTGAGCGGACCAACCAGCCCCGCCAGCGTATAAGACTGGTAGCAAGAGCCAGACCGATTCCCCGATTGGGACCTGAGGCTTGCGACTACAACGAATAGAAGGGTGGATGGTTGCTATGAGCAACAACTACTGGGACGAAGACGAAGACGACATAGATACACAAGATGAATCACAAATGGATGGCAGTGACTTACTTAAAAAGTTACGCAAAGCCAAACGTTCTGATGAAAAGCGTATTAAAGAACTCACTGAGCAACTTGAGGGTTTATCCAAGGCGCAGCGTGAGCGTACAGTCAAAGAAGTCCTAGAAAAGAAGGGTGTAAATCCTAAAGCAGTACGGCTAATCCTAAAAGATATTGACGATGTTTCAGAAGAGTCAGTTAATACCTGGCTTGATGACAACGGAGATTTATTTGGATTAACTCCTGCACAGGACGCATCCTCAGCAAACACTGCAGACCTAGCGGCATTACGCCAACAGGATGTAGTAACGCAGGGTGCAACAACACCTGACCGAGCAGAGAATCTAGAGCAACGATTAGCCAATGCAGAATCTGCAGAAGAAATTATTTCTCTCCTCCGCTCACAATAAACAATCATAGTTTCTAGTCACTTGGAGGTGACAATATGGCATATGTATCAACAGCATCCGATAACCTCGGAGGCACCGCTGGTAGTGCTGGTCTAGTTCAAAAGGCGTATGACCGTCTTTTGGAGTTCGCCCTCCGTTCAGAACCACTTATTCGTTCTGTCGCAGATAAGCGCCCAACTAACCAAACAATCCCTGGCTCAACAGTAGTCCTACAACGCTACGTTGACCTTTCAGCAGCAACAACTGCTCTCACAGAAACAACTGACCCAGATGCAGTAGCAATGTCTACACCAACATCTGTAACTATTACTCTTAACGAGTATGGTAACTCAGTTCTAGTTACACGTGCGTTGGAACTCTTCAGCCTTGCTGATGTAGACCCAGCAATCGCTAACATCATTGCATTCAACCTTGCAGATTCAATTGATTCAGTCGCGATGACAACTCTTCGCGGTGGTTCAAACGTAATCTACTCAGGTTCAACTGCAACATCAACAGCAACAGTTACTGCTGCTGCAACACTATCATCTGCTAATATCCGCAAGGCTGTTGCAAAACTTCGTGCTAACAAGACAACAGCACGCAAGGGTTCACTCTACTGGGCTGGTATCCACCCAGAAGTTTCACACGACCTCCGCGCCGAAACAGGCTCAGCAGGTTGGTTGCTTCCTAACCAATACGGTTCTGCACAAGACCGTATCTGGGCAGGAGAAATTGGAACATACGAAGGTGCATACTTCGTAGAGTCTCCACGTCTTTACTCTGCAACAGACGGTGCTTCATCTGCAAAGGTGTACCGCACAATCCTCGCAGGACAGCAAGCAATGGCAGAAGCCGTTGCTGAAGAACCACACGTAGTTATCGGACCAGTCGTTGACCGCTTGATGCGTCACCGTCCAATGGGCTGGTACGGCGTTCTAGGCTTTGCACGTTACCGTGAAGAAGCACTATACCGCATTGAGTCTGGTTCATCAATCGCTTAATTGATTGACGCTTGGGTAAAGGTTAGGTTCGCTTAGCCTTTACCTAAGAGTAAGTCCATTAAGGAGGACGAATGACGCAGTACACATTTAGAACACCTGTAGTCAAAGAAGGACCAGCAGGTGGTCATCGTTTGTTCTACTTCTATAAGTTGGACAAAGGTCTAACAGTAGTTAAGTCTGGTGGTACTTGGTCAACAACAAGATACCTAATTGATGAAGACTTAGATAACTACGATGAGATTTACAGAGGCGGATATAACCACACAGTAGATGATGCTAAGAAAGCAGAACTTATTGCAGCGGGTATCGGTATCACAGAGGCAAACTTTACAGCACAGTAGGGACAAATATGGCAAAGCATTGGGAAGCACATCCAACTTATGTTGAAGGTTGCTTTGGTTGTAAGGCTTCAACTCTTCAAATGAATCCTGGAGATGCGAAGCGAGATATACCTGATAAGAAGTGGAACGCAGAGTTAGAGGCTTACCGAGATGCAAGAGCACAAGGTATACAACCTGCAGGTACCACTATGCGTCACGTAGAAGAAGCACATAAAGCGTCAGAGACATTGGGCAGAGCCTATGACGCAGACAGTATGCCTAAAGCAAAAGACATAAACCACAAATCCGCTGAAGTAATGAAAGAACTAGGAGTATAAAATGCCAAAAGTAGGAATGAAAGAATTTGCATACACACCAAAAGGTATGGCTATGGCAAAGATGGAAGCCAAGAAGACTGGCAAGCCAATGAAGAAGGCTGCTAAAAAGGCTATGCCTAAGAAAATGGGCAAGAAGAAGTAAATGCAAAGCCCTAAGCCAAATCCAAAAACCTTAAAAGGTCCTGCAGCAATCAAGCAATACAAAAAAGAAACATCTCCTCAAGGTGTCGCTAAGCGTGATGCTGATGCAAAGAGAGCACTTGAGAAGAAGTACCCAGGAATGTTTATTCCTGAAACACGCATCACACCTGGTGTAAGGAGACCTTAACAATGGCGGACTCAAGACTAAAGCGAGCAGGAGTCTCTGGCTTTAACAAGCCTAAGCGTACACCTAATCATCCAACTAAATCACACGTTGTTGTCGCTAAGTCTGGAGACCAAGTCAAGACCATTCGTTTCGGACAGCAAGGTGTTACTGGAGACAAGAAGCCAACAGCACGTCAGGCTTCATTCAAGGCACGTCATAGAGCAAACATTGCTAAGGGCAAAATGTCCGCAGCGTACTGGGCAGATAAGGTGAAATGGTGAAGAAGAAAGCATTCTGGGATAAGAAGAACCCT